GAATGTTTAGCATTATTAAATAATAAAAAGATTAGAAAGAAAATAACAGATATTGATAGGAGTTTTGTTGAATCATATTATGATAGTGAAATATCAGCAAGAGAAATAGAGGAATTATGCAATGAAATTAAAACAAAAATATAAAGATAATCCAGAACTAGTTAAAAATAAACTGGTAGAGCTTAAAACATCTTGGTGGCATACATTTGATTTCGGTAATGATATAGTAGCACAAGGGAAATCAGGAGCACAGGGATGGAAATTAGATAACTTACCAAAAAGTTATACAGGCAAACGTGTGTTGGATATTGGCTGTGCTGATGGATTTTTCTCTTTTGATGCAGAAAGTAAAGGAGCAAAGGAAGTTATAATGATAGACCATGTTATTAGACCTACACGTGTGCTCATGGAAGAATTATTAGAGACAAATGTGAAGTTCATTTTGTCAAAGACTGATGATTTCTATACAAATATAACTGGTAAGTTTGATGTTATCTTATTTATGGGGGTTTTATACCATCTGCGTTATCCTCTTCTTGGATTGGAACAAGTTGCATCATTACTAAATAATAATGGAGAAATTTATCTAGAAACATTAATAGACTCAAAAATGGAATTTCTTGGAATGAGATTTATAGAAGGAGAATTTGGAGGTGCTACTAATAATTGGTGGAATCCTTCAATTAGTTGTGTTTTGGCACTAATGAGGTCAGTAGGATTAACAAATGAAGAACTAAAATCTACTAATAAGGAAAAAACAAGAGCGTTTTTTAAAGGAAGTCTAAGTGGTACTAAGATATAAGGAAATAATTAAAAAACTTGATAGTAAATATCTTGCTCATAGTTGCATAGAAAAAAAAGACACATTTTTAGAAATAATGTTAAGCATAAAGCCAAAGCCAATAGTTATTGTAGAGATAGGAACTTACTTTGGAGTGTCAACTGTGATTTTAGCATCCATATGTGATGTATATACATTCGATGTTCATTATTATAAAGAAACCAAATATGTATGGAATAAACTAAAGTCGCAGAAAAATATCTATCCTTATATAGTTACAAACTCTAGCGCAACCAAATTATTATTAAGAGACAAGAAGTTTGATTTTGCTTTCATTGATAGTGTACATGATTATGAAAATGCCAAGATAGATTTTGAAGTAGTAAAGAAATGTGGAAGAGTTCTATTCCATGATAATAATGACAAATTTCCAGGAGTAGCTAAATTCTGTAGGGAAATAGGATGTAAGAAAATAGAAGATTTTGGATATTGGGAGGATAAGGATAATGCATAGTTCTATTATGGATTTTGGAAAGAGAGTGCTAAATAGAGATATGATTGAAGGAAAAATAATTTTGAATATAGGCGCACTTAACATAAATGGTTCATGGGAAGGTATAATAAGGTCTTTTAATCCAAAGTTTTACATTGGAACTGATATACAGGATGGTGATGGTGTTGACCTAATAGTCAAAGCAGAAAATTTAGACCATATTTATCCTAGCATATTTGATTTGATAATTTCAACCGAAGTTATAGAACATATTGAACCATGGAATAAAGCTATTGATAATATGAAGTTTTTGCTCAAAGTTGGAGGTGTACTAATAATAACTACAAGGTCAAAGGGATTTCATTACCATCCATATCCACATGATTATTGGAGGTATGACCTATCTGATATGGAAAATATCTTTTCCGACTTTGACATATTAATACTTGAAGAAGACCCAGAAGCACCTGGAATTATGATGTTAGCCAGAAAAATAAGTGAAAAACAGAAATGTTTGGATAATATAAAGCTATTTAAGGTTGACAAAAACTATAAAAAATTGTAAAATATTATAAAAATGAATAAAAGAAAAATACAGCTTTGGAGAAGAAATTCAGGGAAATTTACCAAATTAAAGGAAGAATTAATAAAATGTCTAAAAGAAAATAATATTAAAGTTATTGAATTACAGACAATTATTGTAAAGCCAAATATATCCGAAATAAAACCTACAGGAGATTGGATAAAAGAACAATTTAAACAAAGAGAAGATGCAGATGTATTTAAAAAATATTATTTAGGAAATGGGGATTTTGATGATTAATAACTCAACAATAGGAGTTCAAAAAGTATTTATTGAGCCTCAAGACATAAATTTGAACTTTTTTGCAAATGGAAAGAAATATATGATTATATTAAGTTTAACACAACCAATGCTTAAAATTAAAGAGAAATTAAAGAAATCTTCTTCTCAATCATATGAAGTAAAATTGGAGGATGAAATAAAATATTTAGAGATAGTGGAGCTAAAATAATGTCAGAACCATATTTAATAAAACAAAACGAATTACCAGAAAAATATATATCAATTCATACTTCTGATAGGAACAGTTATAGGCGTTGTAGGAGAAGGTGGGATTTTACAAGTGAACTAAGGCAACATTTAACTCCAAAAATTATTGATCCTAAACTTTATGTTGGAACTGCTGTTCATTTCTCACTTGAAGACTATCATGGATATAATTTATTTGGGCATCCAAATAATGCTTTCCAAGCTTATCACAATGCATTTAAAGAATATGCTACCGAAAATGAAACAGAAGATAATCTAGCAGAGTTTTATGAAGAAGAAACTGAATTTGTGCAAGGGATATTTGACCATTATACAGAAAATTGGCTTTCAGCAAGGCATTTGTTTGATACATTATGGATTGATGACAAACCTTTAGTTGAGGTTGAATTTTCAATCTACGTCCCAGAATTATCGGATTACTTTAAAACTCCTGTTGTATATCAAGGAAAATTTGATAGAGTAGCAAAAGATGATATTGGAAGGCTATGGATAGTTGAATATAAAACTGTTGCATCGTTTGATTCCGACAAACTCCAAACTGACCCGCAATGTTCAAACTATGCATGGGCTTCACAGTATATTCTTCCTGAACCTGCTGAAGGTATAGCATTTATACAATTTTTAAAAGATTGCCCTAATGAACCGAGAATTTTAAAGAATGGTCAGATAAGCACAGCAACAAATCAAAAAACAACATTAAAGAAATTTAGGGATGCACTTATAAAAAAATACGGGTGTGAACCTACCAAATATAATGATGTAATTAAAGCACTTATGGAAAAAGAAGATGACAATGGGGATGCATTCATAAGAATAGATTATGTAAGAAGAAATAAATATCATAGAGCAAACGAATATCCAAAAATATTGGCTGAAGGATTTGAAATGCTTAATCCTGACGCACCAATTTATCCTAATCCAACTAAGGATTGCAGTTGGGATTGTGGATTTAAAGCTCCTTGCCTTGCTATGGACGCTGGTATGGATTGGGAGTATATGATAAAACAAAATTATGAAAAAAAGAAAGGAGATGATTATCCATGGGAGAAGAAGATAAAGTACCCGCAAATGCAAAACCAGTAACACCACAAAGTTCGCCCCCACCATTTAAATTAGTTATGGCTGGTGAACTTGAGGCTCCAACATATTTTAATGGGATAATATATGGGGAATATGGAACTGGAAAGACTTATCTTGCTGCAACTGCTGAGGACGTTCCAGAGATGCAACATATTTTATACATTGAGGCAGATGGTGGAAATAAAGTAATTCAAAAGGAATATAAAAATAGAATTGTGGAAGTTCCAATGGTCAGAGATTACAGTACAGTGGCTAGAATTTTTGAATTCTTAACAAAACATTGTTATCTAAGAGATAAAGGAAATAAGGAGGAGCTTGCAAAACTTGAAGCTTGGTTTAGGCAAAAATCTATAACAGAACCAAGAATATTCAAAACTGTAATAGTAGACACTTTAAATTCAATTCAAAAATATTGTATGCAGAAGATTTTAGGAATAAATACAAGAGAATGGAAATTGGATGCTGAACCTGTTGTCCCTAATCAGAGGGAATGGGGCAAGGATAGAGATATGATTGACTGGATGGTTTCGGAGTTCAGAGACCTCCCACTGAATGTAATATTTGTGTGTGGTGTGGATAAAAAACAAGATGAATTTAATAGATTTCATATCCAGCCAAACCTTCCAGGAAAACTGGCTGGAGAGGTTTTGGGATTTGTAGACCATGTCGGTTATTACATTAAATACATAGGCGATGATAAGCAATTACACAGAAGAATTTATTTTGAGCCAACATCAAATTATCAGGCTAAAAACAGATGGCATGGCTGGAATGAAATCTCTATTCTTGATCCTACCATGAAAGATTTATATGAATTGGAGAAGAAATATGGATAATATAGTAAAAAATAAGAAAATTTATAATAGGCAACATTGTTGTTGGTGTAAATTTGAGAATTGAGAAGGGAGGTCTAATTTAATGTTAAATTTAAAAGATTTAACAAAAGAAGATTGGGATTTAATTATTGAAGGAGTTGACAATTTAAAAAGTAAAGATCTAACAGGTAAAGTGTTAAATTTTATGCTTGAGGGTCTCACTTATCCAGGTAAAGATGCTAGTGAGGAAGATAAGAAGGAATGGGAGGAAAGGAAAAGACTTAGAGATATAGAAGATGAATTTAAGGAAAAAGAACATGAAAAATACATTGAAAAAATTGATTTATTAAAAGCTAAATTAATATTAATGAGAAATGAAATTTTTGAAGGGAGCAACAAATGAATGATGAAAAAAAGAATGAGGAAGTAAAATCAGATGAAGTAAAACCAGAATCAGACCAGAATGAAGGCTTCACACCAGAGGACTTTGACAAAGGTCCAGACACAGTAGGAAAAGCGGAAGAAGAAAGGCAGGTAGGAGAACCCACTATTGAGGATGAAGAATCCTATAATCTTGATGATATTGATATAAATACGCCTGACTTTGAACCATTGCCAATAGGTTGGTATTTATGCACAATTACCAATGTAAAATGGAGCACTTCAAAGGCTGGAGATCCAATGATGATAATTGAATTTACCGTTACTGATGAAAAATATCCTCAATTTAAAGGGAGGAGAGTATCTCAATTTTGCTTGTTTAAGTACAATAATAATGTAAATGATCCAGTAGCAGAGATGGGTAGAAAACGATTTAGAAAGTCAATGGTTCGTGCAGGTATAAATATTGATTGGAAAACATTTTCACCAAAGTCTTTTGTTCAAAGAGGAGAAGCCCTCGGAAAACAACTTCGTGTTAGATTTGGCAAAGGAGACCCATATGAGAATAGTGAAGGTCAAATGGCAGTAAGTAATAATGTAAAGGATTGCAAAAGTGTAGGAAGTGGAGATGCTTTTCTATCTGATAGTCCTTAATCTAAGGAGAAAAAATGGAAGAATATTTTAAATTATCTGAAATTAGAAAATTACTCAGAGTAAGTTATCCTACCATGCTAAGTTATATAAAGAAAGGAAAATTGAAAGCAGTGAAGGTAGGAAGTCAATGGAGAGTAGCAAAAAGTGAGCTTAATAGGTTCTTGGGGGAAAATAATATAAAAGATAATGAGACATTTAAAATAACGGAATGAAATAAAAGTTATTGCTAATTAGCTTGTAGTAGGTTAAATGAATTAAAATTATGAATTGCCAAAACTGCATATATAAAAATTATAGAAGGATATCTCCATCTCCAATAAAAAAATCTCGTCTCGCAATTGTTGGGATGAATCCTGGCACAAATGAAATTGCTTTTAATAAACCTTTCGTTGGTCCAAGTGGTGAATTTCTAAATGATATGTTAGCGAAACATGATTTACCAGATAGAAGTGAAACATTTGTAACCAATGCTATCCTATGCAAACCTCCTGATGATGAACAAATAAAAAAGCAAGCTATATTGAATTGCCAAGAAAGACTAATTTCTGAACTGAAGCAAGTGCAACCAGAAGTAATATTGGCTTTAGGGAACGTTGCTATGCATGCGTTATCAGGAAAATTCAAAGCAAAAATAACTAATGTCAATGGAATAGTTGGTTCATCAGAGCTACTTAAAGGAATTAAAATAGTACCTGCCTTTCATCCAGCAGCGATATCAAGAAATCCAGGTTTTCAGCAACCTTTTGAAGAGGCATTAACAAAAGTAAAACGATTATTGGTGGGTGACTATTTAGAGAAACCACAAGGTATTAACCATATATTCACTCCACTTAAGGATGAGCTTGAAGAAAAATTGAATTGGATAATTAAAAATTGCAAAGGAGAAATCTTAGGTTGTGATATTGAAACAACAGGTCTTAAGCCATATTCAAGGGATATTTTATATGTTGGTGTAGCATATAAAGATAATGAGGTCCTAATCTTCTATAGGGATTTACTTGGTTTACAAGCAGTCAAAGATTTTTTCTCAAATAGCAATTTAAAATTCTCATGGCAGAACGGTCAATTTGATACTATATTTCTCAATAATAAAATGGGTATTCCTGCAAGGATAGACCAAGATACAATGATACTTCATTACTGCCTCAACTCCTACGAAGGTTACCATGACTTGGATACATTATCAATGAGATACTTGGGAGTAGAACCATACTCATATAAAACTAAAAAATATATGACTAATGATACAGGGATGAAGAATGTACCTAGAGAAATTCTCTTGCCATACTTGGCTAAAGACTGTGCTTATACCAAGCAATTAATACCAAAATTCCTTCCAAAAGTTGAAAAGGATAAAGACCTCAAAAAACTTTATTACAGGATATTAATTCCAGGAACTAACTTCTTAAGAGATGTCCAATGGAATGGTTTTTATGCCCATAAGGATTATTGTCTTAACTTAAAAGATAAATTTGAAACTAAACTTTCAAATTTAAATGACAATCTTATCAAACAATTCCAACCATTATGGGAGCCAAATGCCTATCAATTGGAAACAAGAGCTATGTCAGCACCAGAAGTTTTTAATCCTGGCTCTATAAAGCAGTTAGGATGGATGATTTACGACAGGCTCAAACTGAAGCCAAGAATAACAAAAAGTACAAATAAGGGAAAATGTGTAGATAAAGATATCTTAAATAGTTTGAAAGGACAACATGAGGCTATAGATACACTTCTTGAATATCGTTCAGTCCAAAAGACTCTCTCAACCTATATTAGTGGTGTACTTGATAATCTTGATGATGATAGCAGAATTAGAAGCCAATTCTGGCTTACTAGAACATCTTCAGGGAGGCTCGCTTCAAGGAATCCTAATCTTCAAAATATAGATAGAAGACCAGAAATAAAAAATATATTTGGTGCTCCTGAAGGTAAAATTTTAATTGAGGCTGATTATAAAGCTATTGAACTTCGTATGCTTGCCTACTTAAGCAAAGACAAATTCTTCACCGAGGCATTTAAAAGTGGAAAAGACCCACATGACGAAATGGCTAAATCTATTTATGGAGATAGCTTCACCAAAGAACAAAGAGTAAAAATAAAAGGATTAAATTTTGGAATAGCTTATGGAAGAGGACCAGAATCAATAGCAGAAGAATTTGGTATGTCAATTGGAGAAGCAAAATACTTAATAAGACAATGGTTTGAACGTGCATACGGTGCTAAGCACTTCTTGAATAAATGTGAGGAATACTGTAGGAAAGGAGCAACATTTGTGACTATATTTGGAAGAAAACTTAGATTTGGTTCCGCTATAAGATATACTAAAGATAAGGCTAAATTAAATCATCTTTTAAGAATTGCAAGGAACTTTCCAATACAAAGTCCCTCTTCGGATTTGACATTTCTTTCTGCTATGGAAATACACAGGACAATTAATAATTATCAATCTATGATAGTAAATCTAGTGCATGATAGTGTCATTACTGAAGCACCAAACAATAAAAAAATAGCTTTTGCTTTGATTAAACAAATGAAAAACATAATGGAAAAAATCCCTCAGGAAGAACTTCATCCAGAGTTTGAGTTCCCTGTAGAGTTTTCAATAGGAAGTTCATGGGGGAATATGAAAGGAATAGAAATATGAAAAGCAAAGTAGGTAGAATAATTCTAATAAATAAAAATATAATAAACATAAGAATATGGAAAACTTGGTATATAACTATATGGCTACATAAGCCTGTAGGACACTTACCTTGCATCTATATTTGCAAATTACAATTTTGCGGCAAACCTTTTTATTTAGATGACCCTGATGACAAAAAGATTTTAGGTCTTGCCAAAGATGAATTAGATATGGTTGGAGATATTAGTGACTTAATTGATGACTCACAATCATTCTAAAAAGCCCCTTCTCCTACGCCAAAATTCAATATAACTTCGCCAAATTTCAACATTGACTTCTTTTCGCCAAAAAATAACACACTTCGACAAATTTAAATAAATACTTGACTTTATAGTCACCACGTGTTATACTAACTTCAAAATTAAATACTAAAATTTAGTATTATAAAAATATATATTTAGATTTATATATTTATATGGTTTTATAATTATATATTTTTATAAATGCTTTGTGCTATATTAGTGAGGTTATATTGACTGAACTTAAAATATTATCCGATGA